GAACACTTGGAGCTTTTATATCTTCTATAATATCTCTAAATCTTCTCATTTTTGAGTTGTTTTATTTGAAGTTTTATTTATTTGCTTTTCCTTCAACCTTGCATCAGTACTTGCCTTAGTCTTATCAAGCTCAAGCCTTTCCCTATCAAGCTTAATTCTCTCATCAAATTGTCTTATTGATTCCATCAGTTTATCCTTAGCTTCTTGTGAATATTCAGGTTCTATTATGCCATCATCTTCACTATTCTTGCTATAAGCTTGCATCTGTGCAATAATAATCTTTGTCTCATTATCTCTTTGGTTAAGAGCATCTTCCTGTTGCATCTTAGCCTGTTCCATCTGAGCCTTCTGTTCTATCTCTTGTTGCTGTACTTGCAACTGTTGTTGCTGTGCTTGGGCTTGTCTCTCTTGGATACTTCTTTCATCCTTTTCAACAAGTCTTTGCTTCTCAGCAAGTGAAGATGAACTGAATAGCTTCATAATAGTTGAGAATGATAGAGTCTGGTTCTGCAATGCTGCCTGAGCTAAAGTATCAAGTTTTGAGTTTAATTCTTGAACACCATTGCTACTATCCACTACAAGACCATAATCAGCTTCTGCAAATTCATCACCATCTATCTCCATAACTCTCATTGAGTTATCTGATAAGATATATTGAAATTTCTTGCTTCTGCCTCTTAATGCTATCTTAGCTGTTTCAAGTAAGCACTCTAATGCTCTCTTCTTGACATCCTCATGTACTACAAATAGCCACTCTGTAATGTGAGAAGATTGCATCATGCTTCTCTCTACTCCACCTACTGTCTCTCTATTACTTACTTGACCTTCCCTCTGTTTGGTAATACCAGCAACTTCTGCCATTTCCATCTTGATAAACTCAAGAAGATTAATGTATTGCTGTATCTGATTACCATCAGAAGCTGTAATTACACCAGTGGAAGCATTGTTTAATGCACCTGCAAGTTTACCTGTAGCTGCACCTACATTACCCTCATTGAAGCTGTCTTCTACTGCAAGACCCATTGTCTTTGCATAGTATAACCACTTCTCTACATCCCATCCTTTAGGCTTTTTGGCAAAGTCAAGTCTAACTAATGAACCCCAGTTTCTTGCCATCAGTTTATTCAATCTATCATGTATTGCATCATACAAGTAATTGTATGGCTTCATCATGTCTACTAAACTGAATGGTCTATTGTCATTAAGGTTGTAAATGGAGCCAACAATTCCAAAGTGACATCTTGAAGGATTACTTAGTCTATTGTACTGAACTACTCTTGGTCTCATATTGACATAAATGTCTGTACCAATCTTAGTTCCTTCCCATGCTTCATTGATGTAGAATACCTGTTCCTCTTCTCCAGCATCCTTATCTATTACATAAGTCTCTGGGTAGAAGTTAAATACTTCTTCACCTGTTTGAGGGTCATAACTTCTTACCTTCTTAATCTTTCTCCTTGACTTCCAATATACTCTAAGTACTCTCAAGTTTCCTGCAACATCATAAGGAAGAAGTGAGTTATTAACTCCATCATATCCTCCTAATGGGTCCCAAAAGAATCCCTCTGTACTTATTTCATCTTCTATCATGTTGTTATTGACAAAGCCATATCTTTCATCTATGTTATCCATAGAGTCTGTAGCAGCTTGACCTACATGGTCAGGCATCTTCTCTATGTACTCCATATCTTCCTTTGTCAATACATCATAATAGGTATCAATGACTTTGCCTGGACTCCAATAATCTTCAAGGATTATCATATCTGCATCCTCAATCTTATTGCTATATCCTGACTTAAAGATTCTTACCTTGAGTGGATTTAATCTCTCAATAGTAGGCTCTCCTCCTACAATATCACATTGATAAATCTCTTCACCAACTGCCATTGCATCCATGAAGCCTTGGTTGAACATTAGAGGGATATTTAATTCCTTTACATAATGGTTTAATAGGGTATTTGCCCTTATTTCCCTCATATCCTGCCACTCATAGCTGTAATAGTCATTTATCTTTTCAAGCTCCTGATTAGCCTCTTCCTCTGACTGAGAAGTATTAGATACCCACTCTTGTAGCTTCTGTAGTAATTCTTGCTTCTTGTTATTCTCTATCTCTGTAATAGCATTAGGATTAGTAACTACTACTTTGAAGTCAAAGATTCTCTTACTTTCCTCACCTCTAAGCACATTCAACTTACTATTCATAATAGGATAGTGTTGAATCCTATCAGGTATGAAACCTGCCTGTAGCTTTTCAGGATTCAGTATCACCTCAAGGTCACTCATGTGGAGTTTACCATTGAGCAAGTCATAGTTAATTTTCTTATGTATTACAGATTTTCTAACTAAGCTATAATTGAAGAAGGTCTTACTGTCTGCCCAATCAAGGTGTGCCTTTCTCCATTTCTTATTCTTTTTTGAAAAAGGCAACTGCTGTGGTGGTAAATTTATAAGATTACTCATATTTCCATCTATATCCATAAGCAGTTTTCCTCTTTCCAAGGCAACAACAGCTTATGTGGCTGCCTTTGCCATTTAAGTGTCTTTCTGCCTCTGAAGCAGAGGAAAATCTATTAATAATATTATCATTTGAATCCAATTGAAGTACAGGTTTACTTACAGCTATTATAATGGCAGTCTTAGTGTTAAGTGGCATGGGCTTACCAAACATACCATTATTGCTACCTCTATTAGCAGCATCACTTATCTTCTTTTTAGCTTCATTAGTATGGTGTCTGCCAAGCATACTTGGTATGCTATCTTCTCCACCATCAGTAATATTGTAACTCAAGTTTCTACTCTTATAGTATTTAACCAAATCCATACTTCAATTTAATTACTGTGCAAAGGTAAGTAAAATCCTTGACCTATGCAAGTATATAAATAATTTATTAACCATTAGCCTTCATTTTTACTAAATTTACTGCCTGAACCTAAAGTCATAGTTTCTCTTGAAGAATAGGTCATTACCATCATAATTATTATTGGCTCTCTCCTGCTTCTCCTTACTAACATCCCCTTGGTATCTTATCATCCTATCCTCTCTTAAAAGCATTAACATACCCATAGCAGATATTCTATCGAAGTTACCTTCAGAGTTGTAATTAATAAGCTCTTTTAGCAGTGCCCTGTTCCTTACAGTAAATAACCTTGGAACCTTTACCTCTTTCTCTTCTCCATCAATAGTCTGCATAATAGGAACTGGAGCCAATAGCCAGCTTCTCAATCTACTCCTTGCATAAGCATTAATGGCAGGAGAGGCATTAGTACCTTTTGACTTGTTACCATAGCCATCCTTCATCATCTGCTTTTCCTTTAAGAAATCAAGAACATCTGTAAGAAGATAAAGACTATTTCTTGTCGAGAAGTGAGAGAATAAGCCTTTCTTATTATACTCATAATTCAACCTACCATTGTAGAATAGACAAAGTTTTCTACAAATCTCATAGTAATCATCAGCAAAAGATGGTCTTCCAGTATATTCAGCCACTATCCTATCTGTCCATAGGTCTAATACAAATATAGAACCTAAAGACATAGTATTTGACTCATCATCATCATAAGGGTCAGCACCTAATATATACCTGTCATTATATGGCTTACCTGTATTCTTATCAATCTCAGGCATTTGGTATATCTCAATAGCACCTTTTATCTTATTATCCTTATGAGGAAAGTCCCTAATAGGCATGGCAGAGGTAGGTTTGTACTCCACTTGACCATCTTTACTGAACACCAAGTCACCTACATATACATCATCATACTCTGTAGGGTTAGCATCTAATTGACCTACTCTTTCAGTCAAGTCAGCTATAGGGAACATATTTACACCTGTCTTAACAATAGCCTCAGCAGGAGTAATAGGAACCTCAGCAATGGTCTTAATGATAGTATTAGGGTCAGTAGAATTGTACTTTACTCTGTACCTATTCATAAGAATCTCAATAAGAGCCTTAATCACATCAGATACACCATTCTCATTATAGCATCCCTTTCTATTTACATAGCCAGGGAAGAAGAATACAAAGTAAGGTTTACCTTGGTTATACTTATCAAATACATTAGGTAAGGCATACATATTATAACCTTTTGGGTTATACATAATTTCTTGAGCACCAGCAAAGTCTGACTCATTATCACCAGCAGTACCTAACATATAGATTTGACCAAAGACAATGTCACCTTCTTGTACTGAAGGTAACAATACATTATACAAGTCTACAAGTCTTGGGAATGTACCAAACTCCTCAATAAGAATCTTAGCAGCTCTCTTACCTCTCAACTTAGACTCATCATCCTTAGATGATACTCCAAGTACTGTATTTTGAGTACCTCTTTCAATATCAAGGTCTACATCCTTATATCCCATTATCCAAGTCATTTCCTGCAAAGAGTTCTTTAATCTCTTTCTTGGAAACTGGGTATTAGATGCACAGAAATTAGCCATATCTACAAACTTATTAAGAACACCATCCTTAGTAAGGTACTCCTTCTGATAGGCAGTTACTATACCCTTTACCTTTTCATGTGCTTCTTCATTTTCACCTACTACAAAGATGTGGTTAAGTATGGATGCAAGACTATATGACTTACCTTTACCTCTGGAAGCAAGCTCAGCCATGTGCTGACCTCCCTCAAAGTTATTGTACAAGCCACCATTTGATGCTTGGTCTAAGCAATGGAATCTCCAATAGATTCCTTCCCAACATTCAGGAAGTGCTTCTATTCTATCAGCTCTTTTAGACTTTCTCTTTTTACCATTCTTATCCTTATACTCTCTAATCTTAGAGAGCATCATAGGAGAATAGTTAAGGAACCAATACATATAGCCTGTAACCCATTCTCCATCACTTTCCCTCACATAACCATCCCAGATTCTTCTCCTTTCCTCTCTTACCCATTTACCATACTCACTATTAGGATTGGCATTAGGTCTGAGGTTAGTAAATGTACCATACTTCTCATAATGTATAGCAGATGGTCTGAAATAGTCCATATCCTCCAATATATGAGGATTAGCCAAGTCCACAATGATTCTACCTCTATTATCTCTTGGTCTATCCTTGGCATGTTCTCTTGCAGGACTTATCAATCTCTTGACAAACTCTACATTATTTATAATATCAAATAACTGGTCCTGAACCTCCTGAGGAAGGCTATTGACCAATTCCTCAGTCAGCTCAGTCTGATATTCATTCATTGGTATCTTCTGAAACTCCATTATATTCTCCCTTTATAACTGCTTCATAAAAATAAGAGCCTATCCAATTGAATATTGATGTACTCAACATAATATCCATTTCCCTTAATATACTCTCTTCTTGATCACCAGGAACCCTGGCAATATGTTGTATCTTCATTACTTCATAGGACTTACCTCTCTTAGTAAACCAAAGAGTGTACTTATAAATCTTATAGACCTTAAATGAGGAATGAGGTATTATTTCCCTCTGTAATACAATATGTCCTACATTCTCAATTCCCCTTTCACCTCTCCTTATCTCAATATGTTTATTGAGACCTTCTATTATATCTTCTGCTTTCATAATTATAGTGTTAAGTCATCCTCAAATATAGTCTTTTCTCCTTGTCCTCTCATTCTGCCTGACTCTCTCATTTCAGAGTTAAGTGCCTTTTCAGCCTCATTGAGGTCTTTCACAAGAGAAGGTATTTGCTTAATGAGGGCACCTGCTTCTTTCAAGTCCTTAATTTCAAGTTCATCAAACTCTTGGGCTTTCAGTCTTTTTCTATATTTATCAACCATAAACCTCGTGTCTTCAAGGAGTAAAGCTGAGATTGGCTTAAAGGACTTATAAAATTCCATTGCCCCTGTTACTATTCTATCTGGTTTCCATTTAGGAGGTAATCCCTCTCCCTCTTTAATAGCTTCCATTCTTTCCTTGTCATCTACAAGGTACTGATAGTCACTTCTTGGGTCACAGAAAAAATAAATAAACCCAAGTTCCATTATAGCCTTATCTTTATTAACAGTCCTATCTCTTTGCCATATTTGTCTGAAAGGTTTAAGAGCAAAGGCTTCCTCAGATATTACTACTTTGTAACCTTCATATTTGAACAATTTTATCATAATCTAAGAAAAAAAAAAGAGTATATCAAGATTAGTTTTCCTGATACACTCTTTTGAGTTATATAATTAGTCTCTTCTTCTCTGGTTGAATGATTGGTGAAGGAGTTGGGTCAGGAACTTCCTCATACTCTTCAATAATGAAGTCAATATCCCTATCCTGTAGTAATAAGCACTGCTTTCCATCCATTTCAACAACATCAAAGTTGTAAGTTATGATAGGGTTATCAGTGATTACTCCATCCTTTAGAGAACCTTCTTTGTGTTTCTTTACACCAAATCTTGTAGGATTAACCCATACCAAGTCACCAACTTTAATGTCTCTAACAGAGCTACCCACTGCAAGTACTCTCTGATATTCCTTCAAGCTGCCTTCTCTCTTAGTCACATCAATAAGACCAGCTCCTACCATCATATCATGCTCATACTTATCCATTGTAGTGATAAGTGCAGTGAACATTGGCTTTATCTTCTTAACCTTCAACATACTCAATGACTTTTATACCATATTCTACAGCACAAGAGTGCTCAATCTTACAACCTCTATATTTGTCCCAGTCTTTAGCAAAATATGCAGCATCTGCCACAGATAATAGCTCAATTGATTTACCCAAGAACCATAGAGGTCTTGCATCTACTGGTGCATCTTTGAAGAAGCTATCAATCACTTCCACATCATCATTGAGTACTGCCTTAGCCTCTTCCACTGCTTTGGCTCTTTCTGCTTCTATTTCTTCATTTGTCTTGCCCTTCATGGGCTGACTAATAAACAATTTCTTCATTTCTTCTCCCTTATCTGTTTTATAAACTTGAATCTCTTTTTCACACCTAACATCCTATCATAAGTGCAAGTCAATTTACCCAGTGATGGAATGTTGAAATTTGTTCTTAACTTAGCAAAATCCTCTTCATTAAGATTCTCCTTTAATGGCAAGGACTGTATGGATTGGTTAATAAATAACCAAAATGCTTTATATGTTTTATCTACCACTTCTTTAGGTAAATTCAACTCTTCAGAAATCTTACCAATTATATCAGGATAATTCATTTCAATTCAAAAAGTAACAATAGTTGGAAAGTGCCAGTCTCCTCATCAATGTTAGGAATAAACCTTGGATTAATCTTGCCATCAATGATAACCTTATTCTTCCTTAGCTTTCCCATAATTACTTGAAAGTGTGGGAGAGTAATATTACACTCTTCCCTTACTTTCTTCTTTGTATCTTCACTCATTGTAACCTTATCAAGTATCTCATTGTCCTTGATAACTTTACTGAGTTCATATCTCTGCTTAACAAAGGATGTAATTACATCAGTCTCTCTATCAGTTAGCTTATGAAAAGGCTCTAAAAATTCAAACCAATATCTAAAGAATTTACCATTTAATGAAGTGGGGATTCTAACTATATTGTTAGCCTTCTTCATCTTGTAATTTACTCTTCAGTTTTAATATCTGGTGTTTCCTCTTCCTTGTTATCTTCCTCAGTCTCTTCAGGAACTGTCATAATTTCCTCAATCTCAGCAATACACTTTTCAAGGAAGTCCTGCTTGAACATATGTCCATTCTCTACTACCTTAAACAAGTAGTCAAGTCTCTTGAACATATTACCCATATTAGCAGCCTGTAACTTCATATACAACTGCTTAGCCTGCTCACTAAGCTGATGAGCTATGTTCTCTAACTGCTCATAAGACATCTTCTCAGGTCTCTCTGTTTCCTTTGTTGCTGGCTGCATTTCTACAACCTTTCCCTTTTGCTCTTCCATTTTACTTTATAATTAAATTGTTAATACTCTTCAAGGTATCTGTGTCCATATCTATTCTTGTAGAGGGTCTCCCATTCCTCTATTGAACATTCTCCTATATCAGTGGAGCCACACTCATCACAGTAATCTGAATCCTCCATTCCTGGAATGTTCCTAATATTCAATGATAGACAATGCTTGCAGTATAATACTGGCACTTCATTGTAATCATTAGGCTGATTTTCTGTGTTTAAGTTGCCCATAAATCATCTTCTTTCTGTCATTCAGACTATTCTTACTATGCTTAGCATTGTTAAAAGGTCTCTTAGGATAAATAAATCCATCAAGAGATATATGACTTCTTCTGATTGCTCTCCTTACAGACTTAAACCTGCTTACTGCTTCATAGGTTCTCAGGTGAAGAATACCTCTTTCATAGAAATCTCCTACAATATCTACTCTATTCTTCTTTATGTAATCCTTGAACTCCTCTTCACTCATCAAGGGTCTTTCTATTGTCTTCTGCTCTTCCATTTCCATAATGTTTTTATTTAAAGTAGATTAATACAAACTGACCATTTTCTTTAAGTAGAGAAACTATATCCCCTCTCTTAATTCCATTCTCATTGGCTGACCTTACAATACCTCTGATTGTAGTATCAGTTAATGCAGTCATAACTTGATGAACCTCTGAACCATTGGTCTTTTTGGTTCTTGTCATCCTTGCCTTTTCTATCTCTTCCATATTATCTAAATTAGTTGCGGGGGAGAGACTCGAACTCTCAACCTCAAGGTTATGAGCCTTGTTAGCTACCATTGCTATCACCCCACGATGTATATTTGAGCAGATAGTGGGACTCGAACCCACACATTAACATTGGAAGTGTTACATACTAACCTTTATACTATACCTGCATTTGAGTAGATAATCAGACTTGAACTGACCCCTTGACATTGGCAATGTCATGTGCTAACCACTAACACCATGAGAGCATTTCTTGTCAATAAGGTCTTATATCACATAAGTGGAATAAGTAGTCATACTTATTGATATTCTGAATAAAGGTCTCACATTCAGATGTTATACCTTTATATATGGTCTCTTGAGGAATCTTATCATAGAATGCAATAGTAGCAGACTTAACTTCACTTATAAAGTCAAAAGCATTCAGTGCATCACTTGAAGTTCCTTTGATTACATTAGGTTGCATTTTGCCAAGTATTCCCATATACCCTTCTGCAAGCCCATCCTGATAATCTGACAATATATCAAGGAACTCATCAAGATATACATGGATATTCTTCTTAGGTGCTGCCCAATGCAGATTCTTACACTTAGTCTTCCAACCTTCAAGCTGATTTAAGAAGTTGATAAAGAACTGAGAACCAGATACTTCTGTACTTCTGCTTGATTCCATTGGAGTAAATAGATTATCTTCTTCAAACATATTCTCTTATTTTGATGATGCAAAGTTAAGCAAATTATTTTTAGTACCCTCTAAGAGACTTGAACTCTTACACTACTATTACTTCATGTCTGCTTCTAAGGCAGATGTGTCTACCAAATTCCACCAAGAGGGCATTAGTACTCCTGAAGAGAGTTGAACTCTTAATCTTTATTTCAAGCCCCGACTTTTGAGGTCAGTGTGTATTCCAATTCCTCTTTAAGAGTATCAACAGAACATCCTCTCTTATTATGTGAATTAGAAGAGTATGATTTCCTATCCAATTCTCTCTTACATTCTTTACAGTAAGAATGTAATATTCCCTTCTCTTTATTCTTCCAGAAAAATTCAGAATCTTCCTTTGTTTTTCCACATTTAGAACATACTTTCATAAATTATTATCCACTCCAACATCAAAGGAACTATATTCCAACTGGAATAGTTCCTGTAGGTGTCCAAGCATAAGCCTTAGCAGCTTGTCTAAAGTATGCTTTAACACCCCTCTTAATTAATGAAATAACCTTTTTCATAACAATAAAAATTTGGAGTTAATAATATGTTATGTTCCCCCATAAGGAGTTGAACCTTACTCTCAGGATTAAAAGTCCAGAGCATCCACCATCAATGCTTTGGGGGAATACTTGCCAAGGTTGAGGTTGTGCTCCCACAAGGACTTGAACCTTGAGTCCACAGTTTAAGAGACTGTTGCTTTAACCAATTCAGCTATAGGAGCATTATTTCTTTTCATACTTTTCAGACCATGCTTTGGTAATACCTGCTGATGCAAATACTCCAGCAATAGCACCTATATAAGCAGCAAGACCATTAAGGTCTGTCTGTATAGTATGGTTATAACACACTTCTATTATAAGAAGTACAGCAGGAACTAATAGTAGGATTAAACCTATTAAGGTAACTGCCACTAAGAAGAAGTTCTTTGAAGAAACTCCTGTATTATTCTTTATAAGTTTATCTAAATAACACATAGACTTGGAGGTGGGATTTGAACCCACAAATCATCAGATTTGCAGTCTGTGCCCTTAGACCAGTACTCCAAGATAGTACTCACAAAGGGACTTGAACCCCTAACCTTGAATGTATAAGATTCCTACTCTGACCAATTGAGCTATGTGAGTATATTGGGGTGTTAGATGGGATTTGAACCCATGCCATAAGGAGCCACAATCCTCTGCTCTACCTGACTGAGCTACTAACACAGTGCTGATGGAAAGACTCGAACTTTCAACTACTGCCTTATGAGAGCAGCCTTCTACCATTGAAGTACATTAACATATATTCCTTAAAGACAAGGAATTAGAGTGGGCAAGTAAGGACTTGAACCTTCATTACTACCTTATCAGAGTAGTTTCCTGACCAATTAGAAGACATCCCCATTATGTTGCTCCTATAGGAATTGAACCTATGACCTTCTCTTTGTAAGAGAGCTATTCTAAACCACTGAACTAAGGAGCATTGATAGGGCAGTTTCTTTAACCTCTAACTACCCAAAAGAGGGTTCAAGCAAAAGCTCAACATTATGAAAACATAAAAACATAGTGTGGAGAATGAGGGACTTGAACCCTGAACTCCTCCTTGCAAGGGAGGTGTGTTAGCCAATTACACCACAAACCCCATTAGTACCCCCTGAGGGAATTGAACCCCCATTAAAGGCTTAGAAGACCCTTGCATTATCCATTATACTAAGAGGGCATTTACCTTTACTATTGTTACCCCAATAAGACTTGAACTTATGTTACAGGAGCCAAAATCCCGTGTAATAACCAACTATACTATGGGGCAATAAAAAAGGAATGTTACTCTAAACAACTGGTTAAAGTAACATTCCTAATAATGGAAATTTCCTAAAACCAATCTCTCTTTCTCAATTGCTCTGCAAAGGTAAGTAAAATATTTGAAACCACCAAACTTTTTCCCAATTATTTTTAATTCAAGCATCATTTTCTTGTCATGAAGGAGTAAAGTTAGGCTTTGGTTTAGGTCTAATCTATATTCTTTAAGTAATTCCTACTAACTTGTTAGCCCAAGATTCAGTATAAAAACTGTAGTAGTTCCATTTAATTCCTATCTTACTACATAGATAATGCACTATGTTATGTAGTAATGATGGGATTCCTATCACTATCAAATATAGTGGACCTAATATATCAGATTGCTTACTATGACCACATTCATGTTGAATAGACTCTTGTGATGACATAGGATTCACAAAGAGGTAATCTCCTAATGACATAGCTGAAGGTAGAGTAATATTCACTATAATAGTATTACCATCTGCCTTACCTTCTCTATATGCAACTTGACACAATACACCTTCTATACATAAAGCAAGTATATTCTGTGGAAACTGCCATAACCATTTAATAGAATCATTAATGTAATTACTTATCTTTTTCATTCTTGTATATAATTCTTAATGTAATTACTTATCTTATTTATTCTTGGATATAGTAATATCCCTGAAGCTTTGTTATGGCTTCATAAGAGTTATTTCTAATCTCCATTTAACTACTAACTTCATTAGACCCGTTCTTGATTATACCCCTATAGCATGATTCCCTGTGCCTTTTCTCAGGTGGAGTGCTCATGCAATCTAACTTATATAGTAGCAATTTTAGTAGTATTGGGGACAACCTCCTCTCTATGTAAAGTGAG